CAATTTGCTCAGTATCAGATCGATGATCACAAGCGTTACTCAATGCGTGAATTCATTTCTGAATACAGCGAGTTTCAATACGATTTCATTTCACTTGCTCAACAAAGATTTGTTTCGGTACCTGAAATCGACTTGAGAACCATGATTCAAAATTTCGGTGACTGGTACTTTGCAAACGAATCAAGTTCGTTGAATACACCAAGCATCTGGTTGGTTAAGTGGTTCTCTTGGGTTCAAAACAACGAGAAACAAGTTGCTGCAAACCGCAAGAAACAAGAGCAAATCACTTCAACCGGTCAAAAACCACAAGAGTCGGGTTACTTCGCTAATCTTTTTGAAGAACAGAGCGAATCTCAAATCGTGGATGTAACCCCAGCAAAAAAGCTTCCAATGATTGAGGAGGTAGGTCATGCATGAGATTACCTTGAACGAAGTGCGTCAATTAATCGCTTCTCTTCGCACTGTTTACGCTGCTCAGTTCAATAAGCAATTTCCAGCAACAGGCGAAAGTGCAATTCCTCTGTCAGTTGTTGAGCAAATCGCACTTAAAACACTGGTTGGCGTTCAACAAAACCAATTTAACAACGCACTTGCTCGATTACTTACAGCAGGTGGGCGTTTTATGCCGTCATTTGCAGAGTTTCGCACCTGGTGTATTGGTGAAAGTTGGATGTCTCCAGAAGAAGCTTGGTCTCGAGCATGTAAGTTTACTGCTGATCGTTCGGTGGTTATTACACAAATTACAAAGTATGCATTAGACGAAGTTATGTACTTGATCGAAGCCGGTCAAATGCGAGCAGCTCAAGATAATTTCTTCGGAACCTACAACGTGATGGTGGCTAAAGCTCAGTTAAAAGGCCGTCAGCAAGAGTTTTACACTCCACCGCTACAACTAGAGCATAAAGAACCTGAACACACCCCAGTAAGCAATGACGAAGCGCAAAAGCATCTCCAATCATTGATGGAACGTTTAAAAATCAATGGTCGTAAACCTGCACCAGTACAAAAGCTTAAGGCTAAGGAAAAAGAGCCAGAACTCAAACAAGAGCTAGGTCCAGATCCTTTTGACAATCCGCACGAATACGCAGAGATGTGCCGTCGTGAAGGTATGCCAATTCCTAGAAATATTCTTAAGTTAATTGAAGGGGCGAATGTATGAGCCATTTCCAAGATAAGCATGTGATTCATGTTGATGAACAAAATCAAGTTATCAAGTTCACACGTAGAAATGAGATTGTGGAGTGTGATCACGGGCGTATTCAAATATCAAAGGAAGATAATGAGATCCTTTGTATGGACTGCAAAACAAAACTTAATCCAGTTTTATGGATTGCCAAATATTTAGACCAATTGAATCAAGTCACCCAACGTAATAACAGAATGCTGGCAGAGGTCCGTGAAATACAGGCAAAGCTTGAAAAGAAAAATAAGTTTATGTGCAAACACTGCCATGAAGTAAACACTATTGATTTTAAGAAGCTTCCTTCACAAGCAGCTGTAGTGCGCGGTATGACCGTAATTGATCAAGAGTTTGACGGTATGAAAGTGGAGCATAGCCGATGAAGTTAACTAAACAGCAACGTGCTGAGCTAAAACAAAAGTTTGGTGGCCATTGTGCCTACTGCGGGGAATTACTGGGTGAAAAGTGGCATGCAGACCATATCGAAGCGGTGAAACGAGATTTAATACATGTTGGTGGCGGGAAGTTAATTACGGGTGAAATGACTAGACCGCAAAACGATACCATAGAAAATATGAATCCTGCTTGTATCCCTTGTAATACAAATAAATCGTCAATGCCGCTGGAAGGGTGGCGAAAAATGCTTACACATTACCGTGATGTGCAGTTACTACGCGATAGCACGCATGCTCGTCATTTACTTCGATTTGGACTGATTGAAATTAAATCCGAGCCTGTAAAGTTCTTCTTTGAGACCTACGCTAATTGCAAAGTGGAGGATGTGTGATGGATAAACCAATGACATTTATTGAGTGGTGCGCTAGTAAAGGAGTAATTCCATATTCACTTGGTATAGAAGCGGCATATGAAGCTGGTCAGCAGTCGCAGCAATCGAAAGTGGAGGAGCTGCAACGCAGAAATCAGATGCTTAACGACAACATAAAAGAGCAAGGTCAAAAGCTCGTTTATCAAAACGAAGTGATTGAAACACAAGCTGAAAAACTGCTTGGTTTAAGAGATGAGAAAGCAGAGCTGCAAAAGCGGGTGGATGCGGCAATTAAATGCGCTGATCTTAATTTTTGGAATGCAAATACGGTTAAGGCGATGGTTGAAGCGCTCAAGGGGGAAGGATGAAAGACTTTGCGATAGCAATCATCTACGGTGTAGCGCTATTCGTATCAATTAAGTATGCATGGCGTTGGTACAACGGTGAGCTTTCAACACCTGCAATTATGGAGTGGTTTGGCAGAGGATTCTTTTTTGCTTGGGGCGTGATAGCGGCAACATTAACTGTGTTTTTGATTATTCGTTTAATTACGGAGTATGTCAAATGACCACATTCAAAGACTCACAACGCATTAGATCAAAACCAGTGGCGCGTTCTAGCGTGCCATTGAAGCATAGACAAGGTGTTAGCAAAGGCGAAGCAATGCTTTGCCGTCAGCTAGATGTGATGAAAATCGCTTATGAGCAGGAGTTTAGATTCCATCCTGAGCGTAGATGGAAGGCAGACTTTCGAATTGAAGGTTATCCAATCCTAGTTGAAGTCGAAGGCGGTGCATTCAGCAATGGTCGTCACACTAGAGGCGAAGGCTACACAGCAGACTGTGAGAAATATTCAGTTGCAGCTATTCACGGATGGACTGTAATTCGAGGCACTACAAAGCAAGTTCAAAGCGGCTTAGGTGACGACATGGCCGAGAAATTAACCGCAAGTGTCACCTTTAAGTGCACTGAAAAAATGAAAATCAAATTAGAGCGTATTGCACGTTCTAGAAAGTTAAACGGCTCATCAGAGCTAATGCGTATAGCTGCCATGGACATAATCTTCGAGGTTGAGGAGATGCTTAATTGTCTACAAATGCCTATCGATCTGACCACAGTTACCGAAGATACAAGGAATACACCTGAGCCGTTTGAATTAGAAATGGCACCAAATCCACATAAAACACAGGCACAAAAAAAGCCCAATTGTCGCAACCAATTGAGCCTTATCTGCCATTCCACTGCAAAGCAATGAGATGAAATCGCATGAAGATATTAACAAAAGAGGTGAATCATGGCTAGAGCTAGAAACATCAAACCATCATTTTTTACGAATGATGATCTTGGTGAAATTAATCCACTGGCCAGATTGCTTTTTATAGGCATGTGGACTATCGCCGACTATAAGGGATGTTTTGAATACAAACCGAAACGTTTAAAAGTCCAAATATTGCCGTATGACAACTGTGATATCGAGCAACTCGTGAATGATCTAGAAAAATCTGGATTTATCTCGATTTATTCGGTACGTGGACGGAAGTACATCAAAGCTATTAATTTTACCAAACATCAGAACCCACATAAGAATGAAAGGGAAGGTGGAAGTGAAATTCCAGATATAGATGAATCCGATATTGAAGAAGAGGAAAAATCCTTAAAAAACAATGAGTGGGCGAATATCGAGAATAATCTAGAGCAAGACGGAACTGATCGTGCTGATTCCCTTAACCTGATTCCTGATTCCCTTAACCTGATTCCCTCTACCCCAGAGCCGAAAATCGGGAAGACAGTTGACGAAATGTTCACTGAATTTTGGGAAATATATCCAAATAAAAAATCTGGACCAAAAGCAGCCAAGGAAAAATTCAAAAAGATTAATTTCAAAAAACACAGCTTTGAATTAATCATGACTTCACTTGAAAAACACATTCAGTCACTTGATTGGATCAAGGAAGGTGGAAAGTTTATTCCTCATGCCACTACTTGGATTAATCAAGAACGTTGGAATGCTGATATTGGATCTACTCAACAAACAAGTGGGTTCAACTCAAATTATGGGTATCAGTCTTCACAACAACAAACCATTTCTGAACAAGCGAAATGGGATGAGTTCCTAAATCAAAATCAGATTTGGGATGTCACACCAAAAAAGCCGTTACTGATTGAGGGGGTGGGTCATGCGTGAGTTCACCTTTGAAGACGCTTTACGTCTGATTACTAAAATGCGTGGGTTTTATGGAAAGAAATTCACTGATCAATGGGCAGGTGTAGATCCTAAAGATATCGCTGAATCAATGGTTGAGTGCTTTCAAGGATTAACAGCAGAAGATTTCAAACGTGGTGTAACCAAGATGATGAAATCAACATTCTGTCCAACAGTGCCAGAATTTCGCTCATGGTGTGAGCCTAAAGCATCAGATTGGTTAGATGCTCATGAAGCTTGGGCAATTGCTAAGAACTCAATTGAATACGGCACAGGTCGTGAAATGACTGTGGTGTGGACTGAGCAGGCGGCTAAAGCATTCGAGAAGTGTACTGACTTGGTTGCTACTGGTGACAAGTTCCAATTGGCAGAAGCTAAGAAGATCTTTGTGTCTATCTACGATCGCTTAGTGACTGAAGCTAAGGATCAAGGATTAAAGCCAGTCTACAACGTGAGCTTAGGTTTAGATCCAGACCAACGCATTACAGCTATCAAACAAGCTGAGGTGGCAGGGTTCCTATCAACTCAAGAGACACAGCTTCAGCTTGAGCACAAACAAACTAAAGAAGAGCAGCAAGCCGATAACGAGCGATACAAAACGATTGCACAGAAAGCAATTGCGGAGTTACGCGAAAAGCTAAAGATCCAAGCGCCAGTCAACAAGATGGCTGAGGAAATCAAGGAAGTTCAACCTTGGGAACTCAAACCCGACACTGACTATTGGCCAGATCCTTTTGACCAGAAAGATGACTTCAAAAAAATGCTAGAAGCTGACGGCTTGAAAATGCCGATGGCGTTGAGAGGTGCGGCATGAAGCACACCTTGATCTTAGGCGATTGTCTCGAGCAGATGAAAGAAATTGAGTCAGGTACCGTGGACATGATTCTTTGTGATTTGCCATACGGTACCACTTGCTGTGCATGGGATTCAGTAATTCCTTTTGAGCCTCTTTGGGAGCAATACGAAAGAGTTATTAAAGAGAATGGCGCAATTGTTCTATTTGCAGCTCATCCATTTACAGCAGTACTTGCGACATCAAATCTAAATCTATTTCGCTACGAGTGGATTTGGGAGAAACCTGCAGCTACTGGATTCTTTAATGCACATTTCCAGCCGTTACGTGCACATGAAAACATCCTTGTGTTTTACAAAGCTAAGCCAACATTTAACCCCATCAAAACCTTTGGTCATGAGCGTAAGACAGCCAAGCGTAAAGACATTGGATCAGAACATTACGGCAAGCAAGTAAATATCAAGGCTTACGACTCAACAGAGCGGTACCCACGTTCAGTTCAGTTATTCAGTAGTGATAAGCAAAAAGCTAATTTCCATCCGACCCAGAAGCCAGTTGCTCTTTGTGAGTACTTGATTCGCACATACACAAACGAAGGTGAAACAGTACTCGACAACACAATGGGTAGCGGTACCACGGGTGTTGCATGTGTGAATACAGGTCGCAACTTCATTGGGATAGAGAAAGAGAAAAAGTATTTCGAGATTGCTCAAGAACGTATTGATCAAGCAGGTACTGAAAAGCGTATGCAGCCTGATCTATTTGGAGAAATAGCATGATGCTTTCAGAAATTAGGCAACAATTGGCTGTAGTAGCTCAGCGTAATGGCAGACCAGAGTACGAATTGTGTGTGCTCAAAGCTGTTCAGTTCGCTGTGATGAATGGAACAGATCATCCGCTTAAAGAGTATTTGAATAAACCTCAAGTAGCGCTAAAGAGTGTGTCAACTGTTAAAGGCCCTTCGGCTAAGTCTGGCCCTAAACGCGCTCAAGCAACTGCTGAAGAAATTAAAGCACTTTGTGAATGGGTTTCAGATGAAGTTGGACGTCAAGTCATGCTTGCAGAGAAGGCAGATACAGCACCATCAGTGCTTTGGAGAATCAACAGAACTGGTGCTTGCACGAAAGCTTTGTACACCCGTCTGATGAAAGCCAGAAAGGAAATAGAAAAACATCAAAAAGCTAATCCAATCTTAAAAACTCGTAATGAAGCACTAGCAAAAGGTCTATCTCATTATCAAGGCCGTATGTGTGAGAAGTGCAAAACAACAACTCGCTATGTCACTTGCAACAAGTGTGTTCACTGCATGGCAGAAGCTAATAAGCGCAAAAAGGAGTTAGCAGCATGAAGAAACAACGCAAAGCTCCTAAAGCTCAACACTTCCAATTGTCTTGGAATGTATTCAATGCAGTTGAAATCGTAGAGCAATACGAAAAGCAGTCAGGTGATACAAGTGGTCAACTGCCTTTGCCTGTGCTTATGAAGATTTATCAAGGCTCATTACTCACAGCTCTACAGTTTGGGACTATTCCAAATCATCAAACTTATGGCGTGACTTTCTTCGCAAAGATCAAGAAGGACTCAGGTGAGGAAGGAATTGTAGAGCGTGGGTTCCGTATCGATACACCTATGAAGCTATCAGAGTTCATTAACGGTTACTCAGATTGCTATGTGAACAAAGGGCAAGGACTTAAAACCAAAGGCTGGAAAGGCGCTAAGGAAGAGTGGCTGTCGATGATGGATGAAGAGTTCAAAGGCGATACATGTCTTGATGCTTGGGCAGTGGCTAATTGCCTTCATAGAGCTAATAAGAACGTGACCAAACGTGACGGGGTGAAGGGATGAAGCTAATAATTGGTAATAAATACAAGTGGTCACATGAGCCACAAGTTCTTGTTTACATAGGCACAAAGAACGGATGGCATCAATTCACCTTCAGAGATCGCATTTGGTGTGAGTGCTTAGATTCTGACTTGCCATATATGGAGGAAGTCCAATGAAAGCCACCCAATTCATCAAAGACCACGGTTTAGAGAAGGCGAGAGAGGTTGTTGGTGGTGCGCCTAGCAACGCTGAGAGCTTCCAAGACGGTTATTACTTTCGCACTAAGCCTGAGTTTCAGTTTCACAATGGTTTTCATCCAGTTTGGAATCTAACAGACAACAATGGTGAATGGTTTAAGAAGCGTGGTTTTGAACCAGTGCAAATCAATGATCTCAAAATCCTTTTAGAAAGCCTTCGCATCGTTGAGCAGTTTGGTGGAATTGAGAAAGCAAAGTTCACATCACGCACTAAAAATGGCATGGGTTATTTGAAGGAATGCATTAAAGACCACGAATCAATATACGGAGGCGGTGAATCTCATGCCAACTAGATATAACACAGGCGAGTATAGCTACGATCTTGAATATCACTATGGAGATATGTCAGCAAGCATGGAGATGCTTAGAGCACGTTTAATTGAATTGTTGACTCCTCATCTGTCTGGCCGTTATGTGAAATGGAGAGAAGCATATTTCACATGGTTTACAAAGTGCGGCGGGGATTCGGGGGGGATGTTTTGTGTAGGTCCACACGAATTTCATATTGATGGGGCGTTAAGGCGCTATTACTCAGGTTCTATTGATATTACCTACAACCAGAAAGATCGATATTTCTTGGTGGGTGAGAAAAAGAAAGTCAAATGTAAGGCTTGTAAGGGGTTTGGCTTCATTCGAGATGATGGGTGGGGGCATATAGATAAATGTGAAATGTGTGATGCAGAAAAAGGAGCCAGCCATGAGTGAGTTTGAGGGTAAATCTGGAAAGTGGGCTTGGGAGATTCAAAAAGAACAACAAGCGAATTTAGTTGAGCTAAGAAGTTCAATTGAAAACCTAGTTCAAAAGTATAAACACGATGCTCATGCTTCAAGCCTTTTTGGCGATCAAGATAAAGCACGAGTTTATAACTGCTTTGCTAATCAGTTGAAAAATTTGCTGAAAGGTGGTGCTTGATGTCATCAGTCAGCATTGCTGAATACCGCAAGTTATTTCCGATAAAGAAAAATAAAAAGCGGCGTTCAGCAAAGCAAGTTGCCAGACAACCAAGTGTGGGTGAAATGGTTCTGGCAACGCATTTAAGAGCATGCAAGATCGGTTTTGAACAGGAATATAAGTTCCATCCAAAACGCAAATGGAGAGCTGATTTTCTGATTATTGGTACAAAAATTTTGATTGAGGTTGAAGGCGGGATCTGGAGTGGAGGCCGTCATACAAGGGGCAAAGGCTATATAGGGGATATGGAGAAATACAACTCCGCAGCAATGATGGGTTTTACAGTTTTACGGTTCAGCACAGAGCAAGTTAAAGCAGGCGTTAAGGTGTTAATGTGATCTTTAGCTTGAGTAATCAGGTCAGCCAAGAAAGTAGGGTGTGCTTTTTTGTTGTCTGTGAGATAAATATCGCATTTCCGATATTATTAGTCAATAGGTAATCCGATATTTTTATAGAAAATCCGATTTTTTATGCTTTAATAGACAAAAGAAAACCCACACTGGGTGGGTTGGATGATAATAAATCGTTAAAATTTATTTATTGTTTAGTACCTTTGCCTTAGCTTCCCTTGATTCTTTACGTGCTTTAAGAGTTTTTTCCAACATTGAGATTTCTCTTAAATCACTCCAAGCCAAAAAAAAGCTAACAATTGAAGAAAGCCCGATTGATAGGATTAAAGCCAACAAATGCTTTTCAGTAAGTAAATTTATTGAATTTAGGACAAATATACTAAAAACAATAACAATAAAAAGAATAGCTACATATAAGGACGACTTACTTCGTATATCTACTGTTGAAGTTAATCTGTCTCTCTCAGACTGACTTAATCCATCAAGTTTGAGTGCATCTAGCATGCCCTTATAGGCTAAATAAATTTGACTTAAGGGCAAAAGCAAAACAAACGAAAATTGGGTTAAGCTAATACTGATATTTAAATCCAAATATCTGAAAGATATTGAAAAAATGACAAAAAAGGCTACTAACACTAGCGCAATAAATCTAGCATTGTTATAGAACGGTAAGTAGCGTTTAGCCATATTTAATCGCCAAAATTAATATTGGTGGTCATCCAATTATACAACTGAACTTTAAGCCCATCGTTATAAACTTTATTATTAATCGTTTCAACGGAAATCTTTCCACTCATTTTTAAATTATCAGCAGTAACCTTTGTTCCATCTTCTAGAGTAATAACATAGTCATCATTATGTCTCATAGATGAAGCTACTGTATCAATAACTTTTTGTCCGCTTTTTGATGTGCGCCGGTTATAAGTTAGAGTTAATTTCAGCTTAAGATTAGCATCATCCAACCCA